GTTTGCTGTAATTGGTGAGGTATTTGCAGTAATACCAGCGTTTGCTGTAATTGGTGAGGTATTTGCAGTAATACCAGCGTTTGCTGTTAATACGCCAGTGAAATTACCACTAGCAGCTTGTAAATCAAAAACTCTAAAATATTGAGACATGATTTTATTTTTTAATAAACTTGCTTGGATTTTTTTCAAATTTTTTAGCTAAGGCGACAATTCCATTGATTATTTCTGGAGAAATAACTCCTATGACCCCGTAGGTGATTGCTTTATAAAGACTAGAAATATCAGTTTGCTCAAGTACAAACCAAGCTATACCAGATGCAATAGCTGCACTTAATATTTTTTTAAGTTGCTCTAAAATAGCTAATTCTCTATCAGAGGATAATAATCTTGCTACCATTGCGGCTGCACCAATTAAAGGTATTACCCATCCTCCATTTATAAATTCTTTAAAAAGAGATTTTTCTGGCTCCATTGTAAATTTATTTACACAAAAATATTTAAAATAATAAAAAAAATAGCTCCACTATTTTAGTGGAGCTGTTAGAATGAATAAGCTTATGATTTTAGTTGTTTTTATTTATCGTTTTTGGCCGTGAAGACTGTTTTTACAATTTCTTGACTATCTTTAATTTCAATTTGATCAACCCTACCACTAACTCTATTAGCGCAAGCCTTTGCCCACTTTAGAGCGTCCTCAAAAAATGAATTGTAGGATTGTTGATAATTATTTTTTGAATCGTATACTCGATATACCAAATCGTTTTTAATTGTAGCCATTGTTTTTAATTTTTATGTACGTATGTTTGGATAATAATATATAGTGTGATATAAATCAGTATTGCTTTATTCATTGAAATGACAATAATTCATATCTGAAGTAATGTCAAGAATTTTCTGGAAAAAATTCAAAAACAATTTTTCCAACAGAAGATTCATCGTCACTTATTATACCCTCTATGATGATTTTTTCATCTAAAAAAAATGTTTTTTTAATGTCTAGTATGTATTTTTTATCATTTAAAAATAAAAAATGAATTCCATTATCAAAAAATAAACGGGAATTTTTAAAATTTTGAGATGAAAAATTTTCAATCGGTAGATTTGTTCCTAAAATGTTCAACGAGCCTGTCATATTCCCAAGAAATTTCTATTAGTTCTGTATTATTATTTATCTCTAATTTACACACTTTATCAACTTTTTTGATGTATTTTAAAAATCTTTCCTTTTTATGAACTCTTCTTATTTCACCAATAATTTTCTTTTTCTTATATTTATCTAATACCCAGATTAAGCCTTCATGAAAAGAGTTGACCATTTCAGCATTAGAAAATCTTTTGGGTTGGCCAAACATAAATTCTAAATATAAATAATCATCTTTTTCTGAAATAAAGATCATTCCTATAAATTTTTTATTAATAAAACCACCATAAGCTTGGCAAGTACCTAAATAATCAAAAAAATCATCTATGCGTTGATTTCTTATTGAGGGAGATGGTAAATTACAAAAATCATAGGGTTTAGATGTCTTAAAAAAATCAAATAATTCTTCTTTTAATTGTCCCTCTAAAATTAAAGCTTTTTTATTTAATTTGAGTATTTTTTTAATTTTCATTACTTTTTGTTATTATATAAAGAAAAGTGTAAAATTAAACATGGGTCAAGGACAAGATAAAATATCTAGAAGTTTGTTGGATTTCCAACCTTCAGCTGTATTAGAGTTTTTTAAAATCTATCCAGATGCTGTAAATAAACCAAATACTTTTGTTTCTATTCATGGTGGATCTAATTTTGGAGGCTCTATAAATTGGCAGGGAGTTGCTTATAGACCTGTACCAGTTGAATCTGAAGGCTTTGAGATTAATGGGAATGGACAGCTTGCTAGACCAAAAATAAGAATTGCAAATGTTGATTATTTGATAACTAGTTTAATACAAAATAATAACGATTTGCTTTATGCAAAAATAATAAGAAAAAGAACATTTTTAAAATATATAGATAATAGTAATTTTGATGGCGGAAATCCATTTGGGCAACCAGATTCAACGGCAGAAATAGCAGAAGAAGAATATTTAATCTCGCAAAAAACAGCCGAAAATAAATTATATGTAGAGTTTGAGTTGACTTCTCCATTAGATTTGGAAAATTATGAAATTAATAATAGGATAATACTTGGAAGATATTGTACTTGGCTATATAGAGGTGAGGGGTGTAAATATCAAGGTGTCCCAAAAGAACAAGAAGATGGCGAAAATTTCTCTATTGAACCTACAACTAATCAAGGTCTATGGTCATCAACAAAAACTTATAGTGCTGGTCAATACGTTTATACCAATCATAATAGATTAACGGTAAATGGGCAATTAGTAAAAATATTTTACGTATCAAATACAAGTAATAATAAAGGAAATAATCCAGACAATAATCCTTCTTTTTGGCGAAAAGATGGGTGCAGTAAAACAATGACAGCTTGTAAAAAAAGATTTGGAAATTCTACACTTCCATTTGGAGGTTTTCCTGGAACAGATGGGTTTAGTTATGGATAATATTAAAAAAACAAAAAATATTAAAACAGTTTTTAAAACTATAGTTGATTGGTCAAAAAACAACCAAACTATGGAAATATGTGGTTTTATTGGATATGATCAAAAACAAGAGAAATATATCATTCAACTTGAAGAAAATTGCTCTGGAGATCCTAAAAATTTTTTTGCAATAGACGCTTTAAATTATTTAATTTTTAAAAATAAATATTCTATTGTTAGTGTGTTTCATAGTCATATTGTAGGCGATGAAAACCCTTCTGAATTTGACATAAAAATGTCAGAAAATTGTTGTGTGCCATTCTTAGTTTACGGATTAAATACTAATAAATTTAAAATTTATGAACCACAAAATAAAGAATATGACACAAATAAATTAAAAGATTTAATTAAAAAATTATGAAAGAGATTTTTTTGCATGGCATCTTAGCTAAAGAGTTTGGTTCTGAATTTAAAATTCAAATACCAAAGCCAAAAGATTGCATCAAAGCTTTAGATGCTAATTTAAATAATTTTATTAATAGAATTAATGATTTAGCAAGTCAAGGATTTCATTATACTATAATAGTAGATAATAAGAAGATACAAGATATTCAAGAATTAGAAATACAAAATAATTTTATAAGAATAGATTTGGTTCCTTTGATAGTGGGTTCTGGAGCTGTAGTTGGTGGATTAATATTAACTGGTGCTGCAAGTTTGGGCGGTGCTGCTACTGCCGCAGCGATGACTTCGTTTTTAGCGACTGGCCTTGGTAGTATGGTTGCTACTTTAGTTGGTGGATTAGTTTTAACAGCAGTTACTATGGGTCTGCAAATGTTAATGCAGGATAATAAAAATACTGTAAATGCTGCTAAATCAACTACTACGGCAATTAAAGAATCTTTTGATTTCTCAAATAAAGCTAATGTTGCTAATCAAGGCTCATCTATCCCAATTGGATATGGGAGATTAAAAGTTGGATCTCAAGTTATTCAATATACAGTAAAAGCATTTCAATCTCAAATCCCATTTAATGACATCGCCAAAAAATTCAATGAAGATACGACGAGTGTTACTAGTACTAAAGCTTTTGGCTGAAATATCCAGGTGGCTCTAGAACTTTTAGTGTTAAGGCTGTAGGTAAATTTACTGGATAAATATTATGAAACATTTACTTAAAAAATTAAATTTAGCTGGAGCTGGTGGCGGTGGTGGTAAACCTACCGTTAAACCCGCAGAACTAAATCCACCTCAACTTGGTATTCATCAAATGGCTGGATCTTTTGCCAATGCGGAAATATTAGATTTAATTTCCGATGGCCCTATTGAAGGGTTTGTTGATAAAGATGGCAATTTAGTAAATAATGATATATTTAAGGGTATTTATCTTAATGATACAGTAATAAAAACTAATGAAGGAAAATTTAATTTTGGAAATGTATTAGCGCAAGCTGTATTTGGTGAAGAAGATCAACAGCCAATGAAAAATTTTAAAAATGTTTATTTTGATACTTCATATAATGCTTCATTAAGAGGTCCATATAGACAAGCTGGTCAGGTTGATAGGATAAGTGAAAACACTGAAATAATCAGCAACAGCTATAAAGTATTAAGACAATGGAACGGTAAATATGGTGGATCAAATGAATGGGATGCAGTATACCCTAATCCTCAAGAGGGCAGTAATGATAGCGCTAGATTGGTTAAAGATAAAAGTTATACAGATTGGAATCAATTAGATAATGGAAATGAAATCGCAGATCCAATAACCCATGTAATTCACAATCCAAACGTAACATCATGTTTTATTTCTTTAAATATTGAAGCTCTACAAGACACTTTAACAAAAGATATTGAAAAGGTTAATAATGGATCAGGTGGAACTACGAAATTAGAAGCTGGAGTTAAATATCCAGGTGTTTTATTTGTAAGTGTAGAAACTGGTTTGATAAATGAATTAGGTGGTTATAATACAGAAGCAGTGTATAATTTTCGATTTGTCGCTTTGATTCAAAGTGAATCGAATGTGGATTTGGGGAATAGTGATGTAGCTCCATTTGCGCAATACTATAAATGGATTAAATCGCCTAATAGTGATCAAATATTTAATGCTTTTGCTTTGCCTCCAGTTACTATATCTGGAAAAGAACAAACATATCAAAAAAGATATATAAAAATAACAAGACAGTCTACAGAAACCTTTTCCTCTTTGGTTACAAAAAGAGTGAAGTTATCCAAAGTAACTGAAATCATACCCATAAATTTAAAATACCCATTTTCAACTATTGTTGGAACTAAAATAGATTCTAGGAGTTTCGCATCTATTCCATCAAGAATATTTGATGTAAAATTAAAAAAAGTAAAAATACCTAGTAATTATTTCCCAGTTGGTGATAATGGTGTTGATAAGAGGTATTTAAAAAATGCATCGGATACAAAAGAACTTGTTTACAATGGATTTTGGGATGGAAGTTTTCGTTTTGATTGGACAGATAATCCAGCATGGATATTATATGACATGTTATCTAGTAAAAGATATGGACTTGGGCAGTATATAAATGAAGATAAAATAGACAAATGGGATTTATATAAAATCGGAAGATTTTGTGATGCCGTAGATGGAGATGGGATTTTTGTTGGTGTTTCTGATTTAAGAGGCGGCTTAGAACCAAGATTTTCTTGTAATATTCTTTTTCAAGAGAGAACAAAATTATATGACAGTATTAATATGATTGCGGCCCTATTTAGAGGTATTGTATATTATAGTAATTCTGAAATAAATTTTGTAGATGATAGACCTAAATCACCATCCGCTTTGTTTGCAAACTCAAATGTCAAAGATGGATTTTTTAGTTATTCAAATTATAAAAGAGACGAACAATATAACGCAATGGAGGTTACTTATATTGATAGATTTGATAATTTCGAAACTAAAATAGAATACGTTGAAGACGAAGAGGATATAAGGAAAAGAGGGATGTTCAAAAAAACCTTAAATGCAATGGGTGTTACATCAAGAGCGATGGCCAGAAGAATTGGGCAACATTTTATATTTCAAACGATTAAAGAAAATCAATCTGTTACTTTTATGGCTGGTCTTGAAAGCCTTCTTTGTAAACCTGGAGATTTAATTATTATAGAAGATGAATTAAAAACATTAAAATCTAATTTTGGAAGGGTATTAAATGTCGATAAAGTTTCTAGAAAAATAAGATTATCAGAAAAACATAATTCAGACGATTTTTATAATAAATTAACTGTTTATACACCAACAGGAGTTTCTACATTAAATCAACAAAATAATCCAAATGGTGATCAACAAATAATTGATTATAGAAATAATTCTCTTGTATCAAGTATATCTCAAATCACAACTTTTACTAATATAACCAGTATAGAAAATAAAGATTTTGGTTGTGAAGTTACTGTATCTCCAGCTGATATAAATTCAAATTTAATTCAATATATTTCGGAAGGAAGTGTTTATAGATTCAAAAGAAAAAATACTGATGATAAAATTTATAAAGTTTTATCTATTAAAGAAGAAAATCCAAATGAGTATCAAGTTATTGCTACAAAATATATTACTGGAAAATTTCAATTTATAGAAGAAAATAAAAGTATTCAATACAAAGAGGATTATTATGGTGGGGGTGGGTCACATACTGATGTAATTACTGAAACTTTACAAACACCAGATAATTTAGAAATTATAACACAAAAAATTTCAAATAATTGGAGACTAAATGGAACATGGGATTCTGTGCCAAATGCCACTGGATATCATGTAAAATGCAGTTTTCCAAATGGAGTTATTGAAGAAAAAGAAATTAATCAAACTTCTACATTTTTTTCAATTTCCGCTATAGGTACTTATATATTTTCTGTGGCTGCACTAGGAGATCCATTTAATCCAATTAATAAAACATCTTATTATGATTCTGATTTTACTGAAGATTCATTATTCTTTATTAATTATGACGATGAACAATTAGTGCAGGTTGATAGATCGTATATGCAAGATATAACCATTAATTAACATGCCAATTTATACTAAAGCTGGAGAGGGAGCCATTAATCAATTATCAATTGATTCGGAAGACGTATTAATTGATCCTTATACGCAGAATCCAATATATCAATTTGGACAAAAATATTTACTCAATCAAGATTTAAATAAAGTTTCTACTGGTATCTCTGTAGGTTTAGCGACTAATACAAATTTTGAATTTGATATTTCAAATAGATTGAATCAAATATTAACAGATTCTGATATAGAAGATGATGTTTTTTTTAATGGTATTAAAGTTGATATTTTAAACAAAAATAGTCAATTAATATTTAATGATTTTACAGGTGGATTTATAAATACTTTTGAATTCACAAAAGAAGAAAATATTTCTAAATTTGGTGCGTATCAAAAAGATTTTGGTATTAGAGTGAATATAGATGATAAAACAAATCTATCTGATCATGTTAGTGAATTTTATGTTTATAGAAATCCACTGTATATAAAAAATGTATCAGTTACAGATAAAGATGGACTTTATTTTAATCCACAACCAATTGGATATCAATCATATGTGCCTATCGTTGAAGAGGGTCAATATTTAACACCAACAGATATTGGTGCAAACTCATTTTATGTACAAAAATATAAATTAACAATAAATAATAAAAATATTTTATTTAATTTTAAAATTGTATTTGCAAAACAAACTCAAGAATCTATAAAAATAACTTGGGGTGATTCTACTGAAAATATTCCGTTTTACTATAATAATGGAGTATTTGTTGGTCCAGGTGTCACAGTAACAAATACAGCTACTAATGATTTAATATTTCTTAATGCAGGAATTAATCAAATAAATGGTAAAACTTATGAGTTTACAGTCCCTCATGATTATATATCTAATGATCCTCAAAATTATATTTTAAATATTTTATTAGATGATATTAATTTAACCCAATATCAACAATTAAGTTCATATCAAGCGTTTATACCAAATGCTTTTACTGCAAATGGTAATGGCATTTTGGTATCAAAGGAATCAATTAGTGGAAAAATTGATTTTAAAGTTAATTTTTCAAATGATCCCTCTTTTACTTCTTTTGATAAAGTCTCTATTTACGGAAGGGATAGTTCAAATGTTCTAATCAATAGTACTTATTTTATTAAGGATGCTCCATTATTTACTCCAGACTCAAATAATAATTATAATTTTTATATTGGCGAAGAAGAAATAAAGAAAAATAAAAATTATTGGTTTTATCTAGTACCTCACAGTGAATCAGCTACAGGTTTTGCATGGAAGGTGGGTCCATATAAATTGGATAAAGCTATAGTGGATACTAGGGCTGATATAGCTGGCAAAAGCTTTAGCACTCAGGGTCTAAAATCTTTTTCTTTTTCAGAAATAAAAGAGGGTGAACTATTAAGTTTTGATGAAAGTGTAATTGATAAAATTGAATTAGGATCTGGAATATTGTGCTCTGAGTATTTAGCGAGTGTTATTAGTGATAATAAAGATGTATGTAGTTCTAAAATAATTATTACAAATAACTTTGAGAATTTAGACGAATTAAAACAGCAGTACTATATAACAGAATATGCTATTAGTGAAAATTCTTTTATAGATTATTTTGTTGAAGAAAGTGGTAGTAATTTACTCCTAAAAGCAAAAATCAACAATAACATTGATTCTATAGATCCAACTGCGTTTTATGTCGTACATAAGACAAATCTATATAAATTGGCAGAAGAAGATGAATTATAAAACTTGGTAAACTTGGAAATCTGGAGACTGATCTTTTTTGAAGTCATTTTTAAAAATGGATAAATTAACCTTCTCTTTTGATCCATCTTTTAAAGTTACCTCTACAAACCCAGAAAGATATTGTTTGTCTATTTTTGTTTTTTTAATCCAAAATGCTCCTATTTTTTTGTCATTCCAATTACTCTTCTGCATTTAAAGTTTTTTTAATTTCATTAATAAAAATTGGTTTAGCATCAGATGATAATTTTTTATATTGCTTTTTTAGGCGTTTATAAACTCTTTTTGAAATATCATCATTGGGGTTGATTAGCCTTCTTAATTCTTTAGATTTTTTATTATTCATAGTTTTGCAATAAATGTTTGAGTATCTTTTATGAAACCCATTTTTTCATAAAATTTCTTAACTTCTTCTGAATTTGGGTGCTTGTATACCCTTGTCATACATATGTATTTAAATTTTTTTTCTCTAGCGAATTTAACCGCTTCTTTGAATAGTTTATATCCAGCTTTTGGGTTCTTAGATAACCAAAGAAATTCTGAGAAAATTGGTTCGCCAAATTTGATACTTTTTTCGTTTACAAAAACAATTAAAGCATCATATTTTTTGCCATTAAAATTGGCCCAAGCAAAAACATCCCAAGCTAAAAGATATTTATTGCAAAAACCATTTATTATGGAATCTTTATTATGCTTCAGTAAAAAATGACCATGATTTTCGTTTTCAAAATCAAATAATTCATATATATCTTCTGCGACTTTTTTACCTTCTTCTGGATCTAGTATTCTTTTTATCATTTTTTACTAATAATTGATAGCAATAATCTAGCTTCTTTTGCTGGGATATCTTCAAACTTATTCCATTCTTTAACTGACTCATTTCTATAAGCCTCGGATGACCATAAATCTCTTAAAAGGTTTTTAAAATCTTCAAAATTTGAAACATTATGTTTCTCTCTTAGAACTTTTTCTAGAATATTGATTGGTGTGATAGGAACAATTGATGAATGGTAATCTGTTTCCTGTAAACCAGATGGAAATGCAGTTTTTGATTTATCTATCTCATCAGCGCCAACAATATGAATATTTAGGAAATTGCGAACACAACGGACAAATGCACGATTACAAGCAATTGTTTCTAAAAACTTAATACAGAAATCATCGGTGTTCTCCGCTGATGCATTGGCGGCATCTTCGAATGTAATAACTCTATTATCTGTTTCATAGATACCAATCCATTTAATCTTACATACGGCTGTTACATAATTTTTCTCAACATGAGATAGAGTATAAGAAATATCATAGTAGCCTCTAAGTTTAGCTAGTTCTTTAATGCCTCCGAGCATTATTAGAAGTTGATTATCTGCTAATCCTTCGATTGAATTAGGAAATTCTTTTTTGCGCAAATCAAACCAACCTTTATTAGGGTAAAGGAATTCATTTTTAATCATTTTCCTCCAATTGATAGATCCATCATTATTAAAGTGATAGTTTATACTATTAAGTAAACCATGTTCATTTCTTGAATATTTTTGAAATGGACTGATAGCTGATTCCTCAGCTGTATTTTCAATAACTTCTTCTTTGACTTCAACTGGTTGTTTTTGTTTCGTTTTGCTCATAAATATAAAAATGATCTAGTTCACTCCAATATTCATTATTATCTAATATGTAAGACATCTTGTCAACCATTTTTTGTTTAATTAACCAGTGAGCTTTGCTTGCGAATACATCATCGCCTTCAACTAAAATTTTATTAGAGAGAAATTTGCAATTTTCGTGCGCATTTTTTAATTTATTTTTATTTACAGTATATAAATTAACTGGATAATCAAAATATTTATTTTTAATAAAGCCTAAATCATCTTCATTTTTTACTAAAATTTGAAATTCAATTTTATATCTTTTTAAAATATTAAAATATTCTTCAGGTATTGAATCAGAATCTTTGTCAACTATTAAAGATAGTTTTTTAATATTGTTTTTAATTTTTAGTAGACCTTTGTGCTGTATTATTTTATCGGTAATTATTGCAACTTTATAATTTAAACAGTATTGTAGGAATACTTCTTCATTAAATCCATAATCAGTTCTAATGAATATTATTTTATTTTTATCTAAATTATTATTAAATGATTTATCTGGGATGACTTCTATGACCTCCTCATTAAATAGAGAGCCAATATGAATTGTTTTAAAGTTGATTGTCTTTTTTTGTTTTAAAATCGTCAAAACAGCTTCCGCTATTTCTTCTGGGTTTATGGTGTTTATTTCACTTTTATTATCTATTAAGTTGAGACAAGGTTTATTTGACCATTTTGCAGAAATGTCAATTTTTTCATTTTTTCTAGACCAGTATCCATTTGAGATAGATGGATATATATTGCCAAATAAATTAATAATAGGTATGTTTTTAGAGCTTGCATAATGAGAATAAACATTGTCAACGCCAATATATAACAAAGATTTTGATATTATATAGGCGTATTGTCTGAATGATAAATTAGATAAGCATTTGCTTATATTATTGATTGGTTTTGAATTACAATCTATCTGTATGATTTTTATATTATTTTCAATCAAAAATGGTTTCAATAATTCTAAAACCATATTATAATGCTTATAATGTTTTGATTGGATTTTATCTTCAGAATAAATAACTATATATTTTTCATCACAAATTGGAAAATAATGTTCTGAAATTATTGGTTTTGAAATATAAACACCTAAACTTTTTGCGTATTCTTCTAAAATATGTGACATAATTATTTATATAATGAAAATTGATTTTTAGCTAAACCATTATGAATATAAGAGATATTTTTTTGTGTAGTCGTATGTGGATGAAATGCCAATTGAAAAAACCCATTAGAGTCACCAACCCCTTCTAGCATGAATTGATTTTCTAAAATTGGTGAATATGGTAAGCATTTATAAATAAATGGATTATCTTCTATGTATTCAAAATATTTTGGATCGGTAAATATATATATGTTATATGTTGGGTATTGCTTTTTTAAATTTTTTATCAAAGAATTAATTAATAATACATCTGTTTCTGATTGTGGAATAATTATGGCAATCCTTTTGCCTTCGTCTTCCTTTGAAAACAATGATGAAAATTCTATTTTTTTGTTTTTTAAATTATTTTCTTTTGCTATTTTTATAAAATGATCTACCACCTGATCAGTATTTATTTTTTCATTCGTTATTTTATTTCTCCATATCTTAAATGCATTGGAATTAAAATCTATATCTTCATTTAAAATATTTTTGTGAATGTCTATAATAAATTCTTCAATAGACATCTGCCCTTTGGATGGTTTATAATATTCATTAAACTTTGTTTCTGAATTAGAGAAATCATAATTATGATCTGGCATGGAATCAATAATTTCTTCCAATTTTCGACCTATTACTTCTACTGAAAAATTATCAATAACCCAATTTCTAGCTATGACTCCAATTCTATTTTTTTCTTCAGCGTTCATATTGTAAACCTTTTCTAGGTTTAATGCTATGGATTCTGGAGATGTTGAAGCTTTGATAAATTGAGTTCCTGGTTCTCTATATTCACTCCATTCAAGCGGGATACCACCGCTTTCTTCTGTGCAGTTCTCTTCGCCACAAGAATAATTAGTTACTAGTGTAATCAACTCCGTAAGTTTAGCTTCTTGAATTGGAATCTCTTGCCCTCCGCTTGTAAATGGGTGGCAATAGACATCCATTAAATTATAAATTTCATTTAATTGTTTTTCATTTACTCCGTGGGTAACATTAGTGGTATTTAATGTGTTATTTTCTCCACATGAATCACAATTTTGTTGTTCTCCGCTAAATGGTTTTATTTTATATGTATTGCAATTATTACAAAAATAAGTAGTAATAATATCATTGTGATCAATGCCCTTTTCATTTAAAAAATTAATAATATTCCACCCTTCTGACCAGCAGGTATGTAATAATAGTTTGCATTTGGATTCTGGATTTTTGTTTTTGAAAATCTTAAATCCATCTAAAAGATTGGGAACCGACTTTCTTAATTGATTTCTGAATACAAAACCGATAACAAAAGAATCTAAATCTATATTGTTTTGGAGTCTTAATTCATTTCTTTTTTGAATATCTAATTTATAAAAATTATGAATATCTACTGATCCATGTAATGTTTTTACATGATCATAGCCCATCTGTTGAAATGCTTTTTCTGCAAATGAAGACCACACATAATAGTTTTTTATTTTTGGTGCATACTCAATAGCTTGGGGTAATATTGGAAGACTGTCTAGTGTAGTCCATACCATACAATTTATTTTATTCCACCAAGGTTTTGTATGAAATTGATTGAATGCCCAGATATCCTCTATACCAATATAGACATCTGGTTTTACTGTATTAATAATCTGGTCAATCATTAATCCTCCATAGCCAGCAACCCTTTGTTCGTCTTGATTTAAGTTCTGAATTGTTTCTATTGGCGGTAAAGTGCCATAGCATTGCCACGGAGTTGAATTTGTAATTTGATTTTTTCTAAAATCATGTCCATTTGCAGCTTCAACAATATTATATTTATTTGTTGAATAAAGATATCTTAAAATATTTTTTTTATTTTTACCAAATCCTGTAAAAGCTTTACAAAAATTAGAATGCATTAATACTGTTTTTTTATTTTT